AATTTGATATAATATAATTCGTGACTGCGAAAGCAGTACGAATGCTGGAATAGCTCAGTCGGTAGAGCACTTCACTCGTAATGAAGGGGTCGTCGGTTCAAGTCCGATTTCCAGCTTAGTGATCAGAGAAAAAGGGAGTGCCTGTTTATCAGACATTCCCTTTTTGTATCCGGCAGAAATGCCTGTGATACCTTCACTGACTGTCCCTATCGACCGGACATCTGTTTTTCCTGTTCTTCGATCATTTTCTTGACCATATAACCTCCGACAGATCCGTTCTGTCTTGAAGTTAAGTCTCCGTTGTACCCGTCTGATAACGGTACTCCCAGTTCGCTTGCAACCTCGTATTTAAATTTGTCCAGTGCACCTTTTGCTTCTGGCACGGCTGCTCTGTTTGATGAACGACTTGCCATATTCATTTCCTCCTTTTTTGTAACATTTTGTTTTGTGTTACGCTCCTAGTATATGGAGAATAAATTCAGATTACACTGGGAGGTTTTGTTAATTTTAGCATTTTTTATTTTGCAGTAATCTGCACCAGATGAGTATGAAACATTTTAAACTGAAGCATGACACATTTGGTATTCTTTGCATAAAAGCAGACTTTGGGAGAAAACTTAGATCATAATATAAAATCCAAGTCAGGACAATTCTGCAATTCTGGATACACCTACATAAATTTCGGAAATTTTATACCATGTACGGTAATCAACAGTTCCGGTTACCGGAAGCCCGAACACCGACTGGAATTTTCTGACGGACAATGCTGTTGCCGGACCATAAATACCGTCAACTGTGATTTTCGGAATTGCCGGGTATGCACCGGCAATGACATTTAGCTGTTCCTGCATTTGCCGGACTTTTGTACCAGAAGAGCCCTGGGAAAGGGTATACCCTGGCCATGAAGACGGAATGCCTGAAATTTCTTCGGCGGTATTGATGTAAATATCATCTCCGTAATAATAGCGGAGGATTTCCGATGGAGAATACCCCTGATCACCAAGTGCTTTAGAACCCCATTGGGTCATCCAGTTTGCTACAACGTATAAAGTTATTTTCTTCTTATTTTAAGGGAATTATAAGTCCTCATGTTTGGTGCTGTCAACCGTGATTTATTTCACCCGCAGCCTCTGACCAACATAGATCACATTCGGATTGCTGATTCCATTCAGTTGCGCAACATTCTGGTAGGACGTGCCGTATTTAGCTGCAATACCGGAAAGCGTATCTCCAGACTGGACAGTGTAATACTGTGCGGATGAAGCACCTGACTTACCGTTCACGATATTCTGAATCGTATTGTAGTCATATCCGGCAGCTGAAAGACGATTCTTTCTGTCATTTCCGTTGCCCCATTTACCGGCAAGAACTTCCTGTGCGATCTGCTCATTTGATTTTCTGGCAAACGCAGCGTTGATCTTGTTCTGGACTTCTGTGTAACGACTACCGAGAACAACCTTTCTTGTGTCACCGTTACCATATTTACCAGCTTTCACTTCACTCACCAGTGTATCTACGGATGCAGAATAGATATGGTCGATGAAGCTCTGGACTTCGTTATACCGTGTTCCAAGGGCGTTCTTGCGGTTGTCGCCAGCCCCGTATTTTCCTTGCATGACTCCAACAACCAGATCGAGCGTGGATCCGCCCGGAGTATTCACTGTCGGTTTCGGTGTTTCTGCCGGTTTGGTTGCGTTTCCTTTTCCGGCGTATTTGTTCCATGCGTCCTTGTCGCCGTAGAATTTATCCAGATCGAGATTACCGCCCCATCCATTCAATCTACCGCAAGAGCTATACTGCCGGATAGCACAAGTATAAGCTCCCTCATTCCACGGCTTATCCTGATAGCCTGTGGCGTTCATGTCTGCGTACTGTGCGATCCATAATCCAAAGTTTCCAATATTAGAAAATTTATAAGCAACAGACTGCGAACAGTACAGCAGCGGACGCACGCCTGTTTTCTGGTATACATAGTCAAGCCAGCTCTTGCACCATGCAAAATCTGAGCTACCGAACGCCGGGTTGCCTGTTCCCTCCCAATCAAGGCAGAGAATTGCTTCGCCTACACGTTTTCCGATTCTATCAAGGAAGTAATCTGCTTCTTTCTGGTAATCTCCACCATTCGCATAATGGTAGATACCGAGACACTTTCCGGCGTTCTTAGCCTGTGCGTAAGCTCTTGTGAAATCTGGGTTCACGTAGCCTGTTCCCTCTGTTGCCTTTACGATCACAAAATCGCACGGGACCACACTGAGGTCAATTCCTGCCTGATAACTTGCAATATCAATTCCATTCATTGCCATAATGTTTCTCCTTTCAAAAAGAGGGCGATCACTTGCCCCATTATTCTTTGTATTTACTTCTGTTCCAGATTTCTGTGATCCGTTCCCAGCCTCCGGTGCTTACCAGATACACAATAAATGCTTCCAGAAATGAGGCAAATACATAATACCATTCAATTACAATTCCATAATAAATGCACAAGACCACCACCACTGGTGTCAGGATCAGTGACACTGCAAGTGCCACCACATTGGTCTGGATCTTTTTCAGTATCGGCATTTCCTTTATCACCTGCACAACTACGCTCACGAAGAATGCCAGGATTCCAACTCCGGCAAGTGCATATGTAATATACTGCATCAACATTTCTGTATTCATAATCATTCCTCTCCTTTTTGCTTCAGATGTAATTCATCAATTTCCTGTTTCATTTTCGTCACCATTCCATTTCCGCCAAGTTCATGATATGCCTCATACATTTCACAGAAGTTCTGGTATGCATAAGACGGGATATTTCCAAGCTGCGTGTACTTGCCGTGGTATTCAATCAACTGCACTCTAAGCAAGAGCATGGTGCCTTTGCTATTTGCATCTCTATCTCTTTTCTGATTTTTAAGAAGCCACACAATATACCCCAGTAATGCCGGAAGTGCAATGGTATAAGTTTGTAAGACTAAATCTTTCATTTTTTTGTCTCTCTTTCCTATTTTCTTGTAAAAAATAAGACCTTTCCGGTCTTGCTCTAATTTCCATATAATCACCTCTATTTTGATATAGAAAAAGAGAGGCGTTAACCTCTCTTGTCATTATCCTTCCTTTTAATCATTTCGTAAAATTTCATTAATTACTTCAATTATTTCATCCAATTTCTTTTTGGCATTTACTTCGTATAGTAAAAAATCATCCATTTCGCTTCCGATAGACATAAATTCTTTATCTTTTTCTCTGTATTTTTCATTGCCATACAGCAACGCAAGACTTCTATACTTCATCATATCATCAAAATAGTCTTTTGCATCTTCACCCTCCGGATCATTTAGGAATAATGTTGCATTACGAACAAATTGCTGAAACAAATCCTTACGTTCATCATAATATTTATCCAACCTCTTCATTCGTATCTCTTGAAGATTCTTTTCTTTCATCATAAAAGCTTCATGTTCACTTGTAATTTCCGCTTGTTTTTTAGAATAATGACTTTCTATCCATTTTGTGATTATTTGCACTAAACCAGATACTAATGCCGATGTGACTGCAGACACTAATGTAATAATAGCCACAATGCCTTGAATACTAATTTCATTAGAATTATTTAATACTTCAGACATACAACCCACTCTCCTTCCACCTCAATTATACAGCAGAAGGAGAAAATCCTCAATTCTATAGTTCGTTAAATCTGATTTCCATATTCACCTCGATTTATTCGAAGAAGCCACTACCTAAGTAATGG